TTCTTTATAAATCATGTTTTATAAATCATCCGTGCAATATTTGGGCCAGAGAAAGTTATTCTAATTTTCTCTGGCTTTATATTCATGGTTTAACTTTACTTCAGATTTACGAAAAAACGTATAATAAAAAACATAAATCTGGAAAACTTTATGAAGCTATAAGCTCTCTTATAGAAAAAAATCAAAAAATTACAGAATATCCTATTTCTTTTTGTGATTGTACGGAGTATAAAGATAGGATTGACCTTTCTGTCCATGAAAGGTATCGAAAATTTATGATACTTAAATGGAGTGAAAGAGATAAAACGCCTCCTACATGGAAAAAGCGAAATAAGCCTTTGTGGTACAAGGAGATGAATTATGATTGAATGGTATCTCATTTTAATGGTTCCTTATGGAATAACTACTATGCCTGAACCTTATCAAGAAGAAGAATTATGCCAACAAGTTGGAGAAATATATTTTTCTTCTTCTTTTCGTTCTTATAAATGTATTCCATATTCAGACGATTTATTTTTATTGGAGGAATTAATTGAAGAAAATAACTAAAGGAAAAATAATTGTTAGATAAAATACAAGAAATGCATACTAAATTTCAGATAACTAATTCTGAAATTCCATTTACACAAGAAGAAAAAGATTTCAGAATTCGAGCTATGCAAGAAGAGCTCGATGAATATGAAGAAGCATCAACTCTGGAGGATGAGCTTGATGCTCTTGTTGATCTTTGCGTATTTGCCTTTGGCACAGCAGAGAGAATGAATTTACTTGGTGTTTTTGAAGAAGCTTATAATAGAGTTATGCAAGCAAATCTTCAAAAAGAGCTTGGTACTAATGAAAAACGTGGATCATTTGAAATCGATTTGGTTAAGCCAGATGGTTGGCAATCACCTATTTTAACAGATTTAGTCGAAGGAATTTAAATGTCAAGCGTAGATAAAACATTAGAAGTGCGCGGTTCTAGATATGGAACATTTGAGAATAATGCCACAACAACACAATCTTTAATGGAAGTAATTGAAAAAGCTCCAAGTTTTGAGCAATTATCAAAACTTCATAAAGAAGCAATTCATATGATTTTTCATAAGATTGCAAGAATTGTTTGCGGAGATCCTAATTATATAGATAATGTTCATGATATCGTAGGTTATGCAAAACTCTTAGAAGATTATCTGGTTAGCAATGAAAATAAAAATTCAGTTAAACCAGACCCTTCATCATACACTGATATAGTTTCTGGAAAAGGTACTTCAAAAACTTTATTAAAAGGATAAACAATGTTTAGTGTTAATGATATTAGAAACAAATTTATTCAAAAATATTTAGAAAAAGATTTTGCCGAGAACGACACATTAGAACTACTTAATGTGTCGTTTTTAGCAGATGAAGATTCTATTTTCGGTTCTGTTAATAAAGATTATATAGATAGAGAATTAGCATGGTATATTTCTATGTCTAGAAATGTTAATGATATACCTGGAAATGTTCCTAAGATATGGCAAGATGTTTCAGACAGAAATGGTAAAATCAATTCAAATTATGGTTGGTGTATTTGGTCTGAAGAAAATGGAAGTCAGTATGATTTTTGTTTATCCTCTTTACTTAATGATAAATCAACACGTCAAGCTTGCATGATTTATAACCGGCCTGAAATGCAAATCGATGCTTTTGATAATGGCATGAGAGATTTTATGTGTACCTATGCTGTACAGTGTTTTATAAGAAATGATAGGTTATATTATCATGTATTAATGAGATCTAACGATTGTTGGGCAGGATATCGAAACGATTTAGCATGGCATAAACATGTTTATAATAATCTATTCGTTGATCTAAAAGAAAAATATGCAGAATTAAAAAGACAAGATATTTATTGGAATGCTATGTCGCTACATGTTTATCCTAGACAATATTGGATGGTAGATTGCTGGGCTAGATTTGGTAAATATATTCCTAAAAAAGAATACGATAAATTAATAGACAAATGACATAATTTTTGGTTTCTATAAATATCCCATGAAGGAGTAATTTGAATGGGATATGTTTATTTGATAAAAAATAAAATAAATGGAAACTGGTATATCGGATCCCATGATGGTTCTAAAGATAATTATATGGGATCCGGTATAGTATTAAATAAAGCATATGAAAAACACGGAATTGAAAATTTTACTAAAGAGATACTTTATGAAGGTGAATTTTATAGAGAAGAGGAAGAACTTTTATTAAAAACGTATGATGCTGCAAATGACTCTAAATCTTATAACTTAAAAAATGAATCTATGGGAGGTTCCTTTCCTGGCGAATTAAATGGAATGTATAAAAAAATACATTCTAAAGAAGCACGATATAAATGTGGTAATGCATTTAGGGGTAAAAAAAGACAGGATCATTCTGAAAAAATGAAAGGTGAAAACAATCCGATGTATGGTAAAAGTTATCATACATACGGTATTGTTAAAAAAGCTAAAGAAAATAAAGGAAAAACTTTTGAAGAAATCCATGGAGAAGAAAAAGGAAAAAACTTAAAGAAAAAACTTTCTTTATCACAAAAAGGCAAAAAACACAATCTTAAAGGGGTACAATGCCCACATTGTAGTTTAGAAGGTTCTGGGCCTAATATGACTAGATACCATTTTGATAAATGCAAAAAAAAGGATAAAAAATAGATTATGACTTACACGATTGAACAACAGCGTGAGAATCGCAAAAAATGGGTAGAAGCTCTTCGATCCGGTAAATATAAACAAGGTTTTTATGATTTGAGAGATGTTTATGACAATTTTTGTTGTCTGGGCATTCTTTGTGAAATTGCTGGTGAGGAAAAATATTTAGATGAAGATAATAATTTTTGGATTTACGGCCCAAAGGAAGAAAATAATACGGCGGGTGCAACAGATTTTGCAAAAGATTTTGTTGGTTTGATTGATGGTTTAGGACATTTTGAAAGTGGTGTTTTGTCTTCAATGAATGATAATGGAGTTCCCTTTGATCAAATTGCTGATGTAATTGAATCAGAACCCGAGGGCCTTTTTCATGATTAAGCGAGTCGTATTAAATCCATTCACCCCAATTCCTAAATCAGAAAAATCTCATGTTCGCGGTTGGTCTATGATATGGGCTCAGCGCCTAAATGCTGATATTGCAACTAAAGACACTGATTTGTCTGGCTATGATGAAATTTATATTGATCATGGTGTTAATTTTAATGGGGCATTAAATTTATTTGGTGGATTTAATGACGAAGTTATTGATAGATGCAATATTTTGATTGAAAGGATTCTGAACGGAGCTAAACTTTATTCTTTAGACTGGAAAATGTCTGATATTGATTATCCGACACAAATTTCAAAAAGAATCGGAAAAAAGAGCTCGTCAGATAGGCTTACAAGCGGTTTCTTAGATGTTATGACTGATACCTTAGGGAAGGCTAAATTTCATTCTATGGCTAACCTGAACCTATCCAGTGCAATTTTAGGTGATTCACACTCTCCTGCATATAGTTTACCTAATATGGAAGTTTATAGAACTAATGGTAAGCTGCTTTATAGTTTTTTGAATGGTAAAACAAATTTATTATCTGGTAATATTGAATTTAAGAAAGACAAGCCTAAATGGGAAGAAATTTATATTTGTCTTGGTTCAATTGATATTCGCTTCCATGTTTATAGACATAAAACGGATCCCTTAGATTTAGCAGACAAATATCTTCAAAAAATAGATATGATTAAAAAGTTATTGGGGGTAGCAGATATTATTCCATGTGCTCCTGTTCCAATTGAATGGGAAGGTAGAAAAATTCCTGGAACTGGAATGTATAAAGGTAAACCGTTTTATGGATCATTAGAGTTTCGCCAGGGTTTCACAAATGATTTTATTTCTTATTTAGAACGCTACATTGATGTGTTGTCTCCCCCCGAAGAATGGTATAATATGGGCAATGAAAAATATGCAAAAGAAATTATGGAAATGGGATCTTCTGTTCATATAGCACCAAAAAATTATAATTCAATTATTGGATGGTAAAATGTATACTCAAACAATAGAAAACATAGCCATTAAAATGGCCGAAAATAAAAACGGTGGTAAATGGCCAACACATTATACTGAACAACAAAAAGATTTTTGGCGAAATAAAGCAAAAGAAATCTTCGAGATAGTAAAGGAAGCTTTAGTAGCTTAAAATAATATGTTTGAAATCACAGAATCAACAAAAAATAAAGATGTTCCTGATAAAATTTCTTTTACTGAAAGAACAAATTATCTCCGGGCTTATTATCGAAATTTTAAATCGAAGTTGCCAGATCCTTTAGTATATCCTTCAAAGGAAAGAAGCGATATTTTTATTCTTGATTTTGCTCAAGGTCCTGCTGGTTTAAAAGCTTATGCCGCCGAAAAATTTATTGCAGAACAATATAAAACTATGGGATATGCTGCAGTTCGTGTTGGCCATGCGCCTGAAGCAATTGCTTTTCTTTGTGAAATGTATAATAAAAATGTTGTTTTCTTTGGAGCTGCCTCGAAACAAATCACACCTCACCAGGCTGTCGTTTTAGCTTATAAAAATACAAATCTTCGATTTGCTAAAATTCCAGCAATGCCTACGATGAATACATGGATAAAAAATTGGGCTCAGAAATATGATGCTGTTCCTCTACCTATGGGTTTGGCTAATACTTGGCAAGTAACAGCTGGGATTGTTAATATTGCTGAAACATATACACAAAAATATGGTGAGCCCACTCAATTTTATTGTGCTGTGTCTACCGGAACAATGATCAGAGGTCTTCAATTAGGTTGGCCTAATGCTGAAGCACGCGGTGTTGCAGTTGCCCGCAATATTAAAGATGGTGAAAAAGGATCAGCTGAAGTTATTTCCTATCACAAAAAATTCTATGCTGAATCTGATTATATGCCAAATTTCAATACAACATCAACATATGATGCTAAGGCCTATAAACATTTTATTGATACAGCAAAACCTGGAGCTGTTTTTATTAATGTCGGTTCAGATGCTCAAATTGAAAAAAGGTTAAATAAAATTCCCGGTTGGGAAAATATTAATGCTAAAAGAGAATGGGGTGATAAATCTGCATTTGACATTGGATATGTCCCTAATAACGAAGAGGTACTTTTCTTTTAATGCATGAAGGAATAAAATTCAATACTAGTACAAGACAAAAAAATGATTATTATGCTACTCACCCGAGTGCTTTTGATATTTTAATTAAGAATCATCTTTTGAGCGATAATATATGGGAACCGGCATGTGGTGGTAAATTTCTTTCAAACAGAATGAAAGAGTATGGTTATAATGTTAGAGAAAGTGATATTATAGATTATGGAGGGAACGAAGTATTAGATTTTCTTTCCTCTAACGAAACATTTAAAGGAGACATAGTAACAAATCCTCCTTATAAACATGCTTTAGAATTTGTTCAAAAATCATTGGATACTGTCGAGGAAGGTTATGATGTATGTATGTTTTTGAAAATTCATTTTCTCGAAAGTAAAAAAAGATACAAATTTCTTAAAGAAACTCCTCCGGCTAAAATATTAACATGTTCAAATAGAGTTATTTGTGCTAAGAATGGTGAATTTGATAAAGTATCTGGTTCTATGACTTTTTATGCATGGTTCATATGGACAAAGGGTTTTAAATATAAAACAACATTGGAAGTGGTGAATGGTGATGATTAATTATACGAAATATTATGAAGAATTTCTTCGCTATCATGAAATGGCAAAATGGCAACAGGCTAATTGCAATTTAGGAACTGTTCCATATACAGATACACCATACAATGATGATTTAATCAAAAACGTTTATCTATATGATGTTGTTAAACGAAAGTATGCTGGT